ATCAATTGATCCAGCTTCATAAGTACCACCTCCTAATTCAATATATGGAAATACAGGGGGAACATATCCAGGGTCTGCGGCATCTTCACCGCCAGTAATGTATTCTTCCCATGATGGCCAAAGTATTCTATTTGGTACAAAGAAGAAGTGACAGTATACACTACTTTCATGCATAACAGGGGCAATAAGTGGTGCATATCTAACTAATTGTGTTGTTTTTATATTAAACGAATCTCCAGGAACGCATTCCATAACAGAGATAGGTGTAATTTTACCTATAGACATTGAGAATTTTCTCGAATGTGATAAGTCGAATGTATTGTGTTTGGGTCGTGGCATAGCCACTTTACTAAATATACTCATCGTTTTATTTATTATAGTTCATTATTCATTAATAGTTCAATAAATCCTCTAAGGGATGTTTTATCTTCAGGTCTTACAGTTGGGTTTTTTTGATCTAAATCTAAACCAAATACTTGTCCCATTAATTTAATCCATAAAGGATCAGTTGGTCTAATACCTTGTTTAGCAAGTCTTTCATTTAATCTAGCAAGTTCTACAGATGCTTTAGCTATTTTACCTTCAGCTACAGCTTTATTTGTTTCAGCAGCCATATTTGCTAAGTAATATTTAGATTTACCGGTCTTTTCTAAGGTTTTTAGAAAAGTACCTATATTCATTTGTTTTATTTGTTCTTGTTGAATCTCTAAATTACCAGATAACAACTTACTAATTTGATTTTCTTGAGCTTTAGCTAATCCACCTTGAGATATAGATTTTATTGCATTTGCAGTATGAAGATTGCTTTGAGCTTTTAAATTATTAGTCTGAGCTTGTTGAACTCCAGTTTGCATTGCAGAACCTATTGCGCCAAAAGGCATTTGCATTCTAGCGACAGCTTTTCCAGGAGCTACAGCACCAGCGTTACCTACGGCTGAGCCGGGAGATGAACCATATATAAGATTGGGATTAAGTCCTGCGGCTAAAAGTCTTTCCATTTGTTGTAATGGATGATTATAAAGATTTTGTCTATGCCATTGCTCTAAATTCCATTTTCTTGCTTTATTTTCAGATTTAATATTTTGTTTATGCATTCTATTTGAAGCATACATATCATAACCTATTGATAGTAAAGCAGCTAACCAGTCACCTCCCATTCCTTGACCACCTCCTTGATGTTCCTCATTTGGATAATCTGAATTTGTATTATAAGATGTATAAGGTCCAGGCATTATTTTTTATCTTTTTCGAATTGTAATTCGTTTTTTTTACTTTTTATAACTTTACTTAGTTTTTTTAAGTCGTTATTTGCTTGAACTATTGTATTTGATACTCCAGTTATGAGATCATCGAAGGATATTAACCTTAATTGTAACAGTCGTAGCTGTTGTTCACAGCTAACGCATGTTGATAAGACTAATTTTTTCATTGCTTCTTCGTTTTTTAGTTCAGCGTTAGTTTTTAATGTATTATTATTGTCCATAAGTGTTAAATTTAATTTGTTATATAATTTATATTAGGTAATATAAGTTTTTTTTTTGATTTTGACACTATTTTTATAAGTCTTTTTAGCACTTTCACTACGTTTTCGTTTTTATTTGACATTATAAATTGTTTTTTTGTGTCAATTAGCACTAATATATCAAGTAAGGTATTAGTGCTATAACAAAAAAGCCCTTATTGTGGAGGGCTTTTTTTATCTGTTTTTTCTACGCCTTTTTCGGCTTCCGTGTCTTCGACCACGGGTTTTTCCTTTAAGGATTTATCTCTAACAGACGCAGCTTTTTTTGCTGCTTGTTCTTTTTTAATTTGTTTCATTAACTCTTTTTGTTGCTCTTGAAGAGCTTTTTTATGATTTAACATATCTGTTAAGTCATCATATCTAGGTACTTCTGTATCGAAATATTCTCCTTGTACTTCAGGTACACCAAGTGCAACACCACGTGAGTGTTTTTCAAGTAATTCTCTAATTGTTAAACTTTGATCGGGAAGAGTCATAGTCTTTCCCATATCTTTATCATAACCACTAGAGTTATGCTTTTCTTTACTAAATTGTGTTCTTATTTTTGTCATAATTTTGCTCTATTTAATTGTAATTGTTTATCTCTTTGTCTATGCATATCTAACCATACATCTTTTTTCGTTTTACCAGTAATCTCGAATAAATCAGGAGTTTTCATCTCTTGTATTTTAAGCCATTCTTTGAATAATTCTTTAAGTTCGTGAGGTTCATATATTTTGTTTTTATAATATCTAGGCATTGATAATATGTGACCATCTTCATGTACTATACAGAATAATTTTCTATCTCTATAATATTTTATCATTTGAGGAGTAAGGTATGCTTCACCAAGTCCTTTAGACATAAGTTGAAATTCAGGAATTCTATCATCGTATATACCGTCTACTTTATCTATTTGTTTTTTAAATCCACCTTTATTGATATACCCAACAACGTAATTAATTGTCTTAATATTAGAATTAGTAACGAGTACATGACCATTTTTCCAAGTATCTCTAATAACCGTTGCATCATTTATTAAATTTTGAGGTAAGTTAAATACTATTGCATGATAATGAGGTCTATGAGTTTTAGTACCATATTCGCCACATGCGAAATATTTTAATCTATTTTTTCCTTTTTTATGAGGAACTAATTTTCTTAACCTTTTAAAGAAATTCTGATAATCTTTTTTATTTAAAGTAGGAATCCCATTAGGACTAAGAGGAACGCTATCATAAGTAAGAGTAAGGAAGCAAGATGTTTGTGCATATTTTGATTCTTGTAATATTCTAAAAGACCAGTGAGAAGAGCGTCTCTTCAAGCAAGGAATACACTTACCACAAGGGGTAGGAACCATGAGATTTTCGTTTCTAACATTTAGGTTCTTATTCTTTACAAGAAAAGGGCTCTGACACTGCATACAATCTAACTTAAACTACTATAAGCGTATGCCACCTCTACTTACGCGGAAGTGGGAATACTTCTTTGATTTCCTTTTTTGGTGAGCAAGTCTCTTTTTAAATCCAATCGATTTATATTTAAGTCGTTTTGATCTTTTAAAACTTGTTCTTTTTCTATGTTTTGTTCTATACATTATTAATTATTTAAATTGTTGGAGTTCCAAAGTAAGGCATTGGTCTTCTTGCTTTAACATGATTGTGTAAATACACATAGAGATTTTCATCTCCTTCTTCAACAGCAAAGACTCTATCTACTTCGTCTTCCTGACATTCTACAAAAGTTGCATTTAAGCTAGGTCTTGATCCAAATATTCTACCCATATGCCAAAAATCGAGAGAATCTCTAAATTCACCATGAACAGTACTAGGAAGATATTTATATTCAGCATATCTAGGAGTATAACCAAATACTTCTTCATCATTACTATCATTAGCATCAGCATATAATTCTTTATTATATATAGGTTGCTCTCCAATATTAGCAAATGAAGGCCAAAAATAATCGAATTTATCAAATTTGGTAAAGTGTTTAGGAATACCTTGTTGATAAGCAGACTTAGGCATAATTGTCATCATACCAAGAATATATCCATGTTCTTCACATTTATATGATACATAATTAGACGAGCCAACGGAGACACCATGTCCGGCCATATTACCTTGTGGGGTATCTTCGGCAGCAGCATCTGATGTCTGTAATACTTCACTTATGGTAATGGGAGTTGCTGACCCGCCTAAAAATTCAGGCCTTTGAAGTCTAGCGTCAGAAGATTGCACTCCAAAATGTGCCAGAATAACTTCTATATATCTCGAACCACCACGAGCATTTCTTTCAAGCCATTCTTGTAATCTAAACGCCCTTCTTAAGTCGTTTATGCTTGATGCGGTTGCATCCGTCAAGTCTACTTCAGTATGATTAGTAATATCAATTTGTCGTATTAAATTATTGGAATTATTATCAGTAATATAACCATTAGCAGGAGCTATACCTGATGCAGAAGTAATATTAGTTGAAGTTTCAGAATCTCCCTGAGTATTTCTCAACCATGATGCTAAATTAGGATCATTATTCGAACCAGTTAAATTAACTAAAGGTGCATCTGTTCCTAAAGGTATTGTTGCTTCAGGTCCTTTCTGTGTCCAAGGTAGGGCAGAAGTAAAATAATCATGTTGCCATGCTCTATTTGAACATTCATTCCAAGTTCCAGTAAATAAAGTTGCATTATTAGAACCATCTACAGCTGTATCAGGTTTATCATCTACTAAATTTTGATCTCTGTAATACTCATTAAATATTTTATTATATCCATAAAAAGGTAAAGGACTAACTCTTGTTCCATTTAAACCATTAGCTAATCCAGTAGGTAATCCTAAATAATCCATTAATGATCCAGCTTCATAAGTACCACCTCCTAATTCAATATATGGAAATACAGGGGGAACATATCCAGGGTCTGCGGCA